CTGTTCTTCATACTCACGTAAGAACTCATCAAGGTTGTCAGCGTTAACTACTCTAACTCTTGTATCAGTTAGCTGGAGCGGTTTCGGTCTGGCTACTGTTGGTATCTGTAGTTTCTGAACTTGGGTTACTACTTTCACTTTTGGTTCCGGCATCATTGAGCAACCACTTAGGAAGAGGAGGCTTATTAGTATTACCGGAATCGTCCATGAAATTGCGCCAAAGTTTTGCTGTTGCGCCATTCATCTTTCCTTCTAAGGTTTTTGCGTCTTTTAACGCTTCTACGATCAAATTCATACGACTCAATTTTCCACGCAGCTCATCACCGTAGGCTTCAGCTTTTTGTAGATCTTGTTGAAGTTTGTTGTTGAGTTCCCCCACTTTTTTCATCTCTGTCTGCACTAGGGCAAGACTAGACTCTGCTGTATCAACAGCAACTTCAAGTTTAGCATTATTTTCACGAAGAGTAGCAATACGAGCTTGTGAATCGGTGTAGTACCAATAAAATACTCCCGACAAAGCTGCCATTAACATACCCATTACTATTGCTAATTTAAGTCCCATAGCATTATTCTAACAGATATAGATGGGTTGGCAAAATATTTTAAGCATGAAAGGTGAAATTGAAGAAATTTTGGCACCGTCAAATTTTTGACAGTGCCAAATGTAAGTTTTTTGAATGATTTTTATTTACTTGCAATCTGACGATTTACAAGTTTGTTGCGTTGTGCGACTTGTGTTGCGAAGTCTTTCTCAGATAAAGGAACAAGACCCGCTGGGAATAAATACCCATTTACGCTCATTGCTTTTTCTGAAATAAACTCTTGTACAAAAGCCTCAAGACCTGGAATGACTCCTACATGCTCATTTTTGACGTAGAAGTAAAGAGGACGAGCACCTGGATACTCATAAGAGGCAATATTATCAAAAGTTAGTTTCACACCATTGATTTCTGCAGCTTGTACTTTATCACGGTTAGTGTCAAAAAATGAATAACCAAAGATACCAAACATTTCTTTATCACCAACAAGCTTTTCAACGATTAGATTGTCATTTTCACCCATTTCAATGGCAGCACCATCTTCACGGATTTTTTTATAACCACTACCTTTGATACCGAGTTTTTTATATCCATTTTTCATGAATAAGGCACCCATTGCATCACGAGTTCCCGATGTTGGGGGAGGGATCATTACTGAAATAGGACGATTTGGAAGTCCAATTTTAGCGGTATTTGTTTTATCAGCTACAAAGGCATCAACATCTGCCCATGTTTTAAGTTCATTAGCGAACTCACTTGATAACGCAGCAGCAATATGCTCAATGCCAAGATTCATCTTCTCAGCGTTAAGACTGCTAGCAAAAGCAAGACCATCATTACCAACGATGAACTCAACAGGTGTTACACCATTTTTAGCACATAACTTAAGTTCTGATTTTTTAATGGCACGAGATGCATTAGTAACATCAGGTTTATCAACACCAATTCCTGCACAGAACAGTTTCATACCACCACCTGTACCAGTTGATTCAATGACAGGGGTTTTATTACCTTGTTGACCAAACTTTTCAGCAACGATTGTAGCAAAAGGATACACTGTAGAGGAACCTACAATTTGAATTTGGTCGCGTGCGAATGCACTTGAAGAAAAAGCTGCAATCAGTGCAGCAACTACTAGAGCTTTTTTCATTACTCTCTCCTAAAGAAAAAATTAAATGGATGGTGTCTCAACCATCCATTGTTAAAAGTATATCATATAATTGTTACAATTTTATGACAATTTAGTAAGATTGTGCCAAACGCCATTTTAAGTAAGCGAGCGATTCGATTGGCTCATATTTTGAAGGGTCATTCGTTAAATTCTTAACAATAGTCCCAGGAGTCGGATCGACAAAATGTGGCATAGAATAGCGTGGAAGGTGGATATGAGAATTAACAACTCTATGATAGGTTGAAACAAAATAGTCGTTTGTCCAACGCTGTAACAAATCTCCTATATTAACAATCACACCGCCTTCTCTGTAAGGAACTGGATGCCAGTCACCTTTTAGATCTTTAACTTGAAGACCAGGCACATCATTGATTTGCCAGAGTAGAGTCAGAGTTCCATAGTCTGTGTGTTCACCAATTCGTTTTTGATTTTCTTTAATCGGACCTTCATATGCGGGATAGTGGATAATACGAGTGTTATTATGAGGTTGTTTGTGAGCCTCTACTAAAAGATCTCCAGTGCCTAGTATACAATCAAAGTTATGTAGTATTTTATTAGTTAATTCATTATTTAGTCTAATGGTATTAAGAGCAAGTTCTTTAAAATTATCAATCTCAGTAGGCCAGAGATCTTCCGTCATTCTATCAGGATTATAGTTAAAAGTTTCATTGATGTCTTCTGGAGCATCAGGGTCAACTCGCTCCTCACCGATAATAGAATATCCTTGGTTTAACTCAGGTTGATAAGTATACTTCTTTTTAGTTTCAAGCGGTAAATCAAAAAATGTTTTAATCACTTCAAACCACTCAGTCATGCTTGTAGAATCAGTATTATTTAAAGTATTGGTAAAAACAGCGAAGCCTACAGTTGTGTAGGCTTCACGTGTCTCATCCAGTACTGTTTTTGATTGGAAATCAATTACTGGGATCATTTTTATTGTCCTGGTACCTTTGCGTTAATTCCTTCAACGTAATACATCATTGTATTCAAATGAAGGTCGTCTGCAATTTCACCTGCTTTAAGTTGAATTTTACCAGTATTATCCTTTAAAGGACCAGTAAATGCAAAATACTCACCCTTAGAGATAGCATCTTTGATTTCTTGTGCTTTTGCTCTAACATCATCTGGCATATTTGTGAACGGAGCCATTTGCACAGCACCTTCATTCATATGACCAAAATAGTCTTCAACTTGCCAGTTTCCATCAATAACTTGTCCAACCTTCTTTACATAATAAGGACCCCAATTATCGATAGTTGCTGTAAGTTGGGCTTTAGGTGCAAATTTAATCTGATCAGATGCCTGACCAAACCCAAGCTTACCTTGTAGTTGAGCAGCCTGAAGAGGTGCTGGTGAATCTGTATGTTGTGCAACCATATCACAACCTTCAGCCATCATAACTTTTGCAGCTTCAGCTTCTCTACTTGGATCATACCAAGTGTTTACCCATGTAATCATGATTTCAACATCAGGGTTCATCTTTTTAGCCCCTAAATAGTAGGTGTTGATCTCACGGATAACTTCTGGAATTGGAAAAGCAGCAACATAACAAATCTTATTAGTTTTTGTCATCATTCCAGCAATAATACCTTGTACATGACGGGCTTGATAAAGACGAAGACCATAGGTACTCATATTATCAGCGCGTTTATAACCCGTTGCATGTTCAAATTTTACATCAGGATACTCTTTTGCTACCTTAAGCATTGAATCCATGAACCCAAATGAAGTTGCAAAAATAATGTCTGCACCTTGTTTTACCATCTGACGCATAACACGAACAGCATCAGGACCTTCAGGTACGGATTCAACGTAGATAGTTTCTACTTTATCGCCATAAGCTTCTTCAACTTGTTGACGACCAATATCGTGACGATATGTCCAACCATGATCACCAATTGGACCAACGTAGACAAAACCTACTTTTACAGGGTCAGCTGCAAAAGCAAGTGAGGACATAAGCCCTAAGAACACACTGAGTACAACAGTGTGAAAGACTTTTTCAAAATAGTTCATTTTACTTCCTTTATTCTAAGCTAATGCTCTAATCCGTTGTACTAAACGGTCAGCGCGGTTAGTAACTTGTCGATACCAACGAGAATCGACCATTTCATCAGCAGCACGATTCCAATCACGAGAATCAACACCCGCTTTCATGCCTTTGAATTTAGAGAGGCGTGGACGCCCCATGTTAAACATCATATTAGCAATTACAAGTTGAGCTTCTTCAGGTAGCTCATCAAAATCACTATAGAGTTCTGCACAGTCTGCAAGAACTGTTTCAACGTCTTCATTGAATGCTTCAACAACCCTTTCTTCGGAAACTTCAGTACCAACAGGCTGTCCGTATTCTGGATCTTCGGTTTTGATCAAGTGACCAATTCCAAAAGTAGGATAACCTAAATGATCTAAATAGATCTCTCGAACGTCTCCTTCGTCTGCAGCAATTTCTTCTCTAAGTTTATCAATATTCATATGACTTCCTTTCTATGTTCTTAAAATTATTTTCTCTGTCTAAGAACTTATATTCTAATTTTGTTAAGTTGAAAATTTCTAATTCTCTAAATATAGTTTCTGGTTCAAAATCTTTACAACTATAGACATCTAACTGTATTATTCCAGGACTTTTCTCATCCCAAGTATGGAAGGCAATATGGCTAGTTTCAATCACTACAACCCCTGTTAAGCCTCTATTGCCCACTATTTCAGAGTAACCAACAATAGGTCCTTCCATTATTTTCATATCTATCTTTGAAACTAATGCAGTAAGCCACGAGCTGCACCAAGAAGTACTAGTAGGAGGGTTTAAAACTTCAGCTCGTATAAGCAAATGCTTATGTACTAAATCAGTCATATCCTTTTTTCTCATGAAGTTTACGCATATAATAGTCTTCTCGATCTTTGTCCATCTCAGTACGCATACGATTAACATGCTTAAGTTCTTGCTTATCTAAAACAGTAACTTTTTGAGACCAGTTGTCTCTTTTAATAGGAATAACCTGACAGATTGGTGTACCTGCGGGAATGACAACAGGCTTACCTCCAGGTTCAAGATCGGTGTGTAAAAAAGGGATATTAACCACGTTATTATAAACGTCAGAATCGACTAATCCAGTAAGTGGAATAATAGGTGATTCTAGTCGGTTAATGCAAGGAAGGTAAAGTACAGAATAATCTTTAGGAGTTTCTATAACCCAGGGATTCATATATTTAAGAATAGTCATATTCTCAAAAGCAGAGCCTTTAACTTGAGATGATGGGTGAGTCTCAATGGGTTTCCATTTTTCGATTAACATCTTATGATGATCATCAACAAAAGGTAAATGAATTACTCCATCAGCTTTTTGTTCAATGATAACATCCATATGGAACAGCATAGTATATCCAGCTGTCATTGCATCCAAAAACGGCATACAACGTTTTACAGATGATATATTGCCTAACCTATCATCATCAACTTTTGGTGCGATGTTTTTAAACCAAGTTGGAACTACCTTTTTAGAAGGCACAGGAGGTAATACAATTTGATCAGGAAAATCATGTATTAAATGGAATTTTATTGTTTTGTTTGTTGGCATAAATTAAGTATTTGGGTTAATAAATGAGGGTGGAACATCTTCCATTGATTTTTTAATTGTACCACAATCACATACGTCACAGGAACAAGATTCACAATCTGGACCGTAGCAATGGCAGGAATGACCGCAAGTTTGACAAGTTTTTGATGTTTCTTCAATCACTTTCGGTTAAGTCCTCTGGTATATTTCTGACTTTTTGGAGGCGACTTTTTAGATCCTTTAGGTCCTGCCCACAAGACTTTATCAGCCCAGTAAGCCGCTGACATCTTTCCTTTTGCGATGTTGCGGGCGTGGCGTGCTTTAAATGATCTGCGTGCCTCTGGAGAATAGTTATGCCCCATAGAAGAGTCTCCAAAGTGTATAAGTCGCACTTTGTCACCTTCCTTCGCGAGTACCATGCCTTTCTTTTCTGGTCTGTTTGATCTTCTTGGTTTATTGAATCCATCAAATTTAGTTCCTCTATATTCGATTTTACCACTAGGTAATCTCTTTACTCCTGGAATCTTTGCCATCGTATCTTTCCTTTATTTCGTTTACAATCTTCCACTGCCTGTGTGTAAGTTGTGGATATTTGTTCTGAGCATTTATACAACCAAGTATAAAATCTTTCTCAGCATCCGTCAAAGCTTGTTTATCGAAAAAATCCCTTAGTGGCTTTTTAATTCTACGCGTCATTAGAAGTCTATTTCTTTACCTTTAGTTTCCCATGTATTATAACGAGTAGGCTCTGCTCCTGGATGATCATTAGTCTCACTTGGAATATCATAGATAAAAGGATCAAGCTCCATTAATTTTGCTTTTTTCTTCTCAAACTCTCGTTCAAATTTCCAATCTTCATATTTATTTAATAACCAGCTGATCAAATTGATTTCTCCTGTTCTTCAATAAGGGCAAAAATGGTACAGCATCTTGTTCAAATATAATTGGGTCTGCCCCATCAATGGTCATCACAATTGCTATATTTCTGATGCCTGTACCATACATCTCATTGTGTGCAACTGCATAGGCACAACCTTGAATATAGTAGTCTGTAATTTGTTTAGTAGATTTTTTCTTCTTTGAGGTTTTAAAGTCAATAATAGTAGGTTTGCCTTTCCATATGCCTACCATATCACATCGTCCAGCATAACGATATTTATTAGACCAAAGCACTTGTTCTTGTCCCCAGATCTCTTCAATGCCGCGCTCAGTCGCTCTGATTAAATCTCGACTCATCTGCCTGACATCTAGCCTCTCTTGACTTAAGTCTTGCCATACGTCTTCCCCGTTGAAATGCTTTTCTGCATATTCGTGAACTAAAGTGCCTCGATCTGTCGCTTCTTTGGAAACTCGACGGGCTTCTTCTTCTCCTACTCGTTCTATCCATTTTTGTAACCAAGTGTTATCTGAAGTTTTTCCAAGTATAGTTGTAATTGATGGATATGATCCATCAGGTGTATGATAAGTACGACCACTAGGTAAAGTATCAGTATCTACCTCAGTCGTATAATCGTACTTCCCTTTTAAAATCGTCCACGGTGTTGACAATGGGTTTTCCTTTCGCATTTAAACTTGTATTTATTAAGATGGGATACCCATGCTGTCTGGTTTTTTCTAAGACTTTCCATAGATAAGCGTTAGAAGAACCAGTAACGGTTTGAAGACGAGCAGTATTATCTTGAGTTTTAAAATTACCGCCAAAAATATCAGCAATGAATAACATTTCTTTAGAATGTTGATAAATCGTAAAGTAGTTTTTAGCTTCTTCAATTTGGCAGACAGGTGCATAAGGTCTCCAAGAGTCGGTATCTCTCTGTTTAATAATATTGAGTTTTTTAATATTATCATCAGTTGGTGCACAGAGCAAAGATCTATTTCCAAGAGCTCGTGGACCGAATTCAGCACGTCCTTGTATAACAGGAACTATCTCACCTTTTAGAATACGATCTGCACAATCATCAGCAGTAATATTATTAGTTGCTGATACGCCTAAATAAGCGTTTTCCCATAGAGGGCGAGTAATCAAAGCAGCTGCCCCTAAAGCACAGCCAGCATCTCCGGCAGCTGGTTGTATTGCAATATGTTTAAAACCAGAATTTTTTAAAAGATATGTATTAGCAACACAGTTTAAAGCTACACCACCAGCATATGCTAAATTAGTAAGTCCTGTTTCTTTTTGAAGCCATGTAGCGAGCGCTAACAGTATATTTTGTGTAACTTGTTGT